AGTCAACCGCGCCACCGCAGCCGAAGGCGTCATCGCCGCCAATCTCGCCACCGAGATCAGCGACCGCGCTGCTGCCATCACGACCGTCCAATCGAACATCAACACCGTTGCAGGCAATCTCTCCACCGAGACATCCGCTCGCACCAGTGCTGATTCCACATTGACCTCGAACCTCTCGAGCGAAATCTCGCGTGCGACCGCCGCTGAAGGCGTCATCGCCGCTAACCTCGCCACCGAGATCACGGATCGTGCCTCAGCAGTGACCGCAGTGACCAACTCGCTGAACAGCGAGATTTCCCGCGCCACAGCAGCCGAAAATTCTCTCGATTCGCGGCTGGACGCGATTGAGGCCGAAATCGACGGCGGCTCGTTCTAAGACCCTCCCTCCACACAGCGGCGGTGCGGTTCCAACCCGCCCGCCGCTCCACGGGGCCCCTTTCAAACTAAAAACTCCAAACTGAAAACTTAAATGGCCACGGTCATAAAACTCCTGCGAAGCACGGTCCCAGGCCGAGTCCCCACCGCCGCGCAAGTGGCCCAAGGCTCCCTTGCCATCAACTTGGCCGACCGCCGACTTTACAGCAAAGACCACACCAACGAAGTTTTCCGCCTCGCCCGCCCCCGCGACCCCTCCGACTACCAGCTCCTGCACGCTGCGGACGGCAACCACCTCTACCTCGGCCGCCTCGCCTGGGACGACTACCCCGCCACCGGCCCAGCAGAGGACTCCACCGCTTGGACCATCTACAAAATTACCACCAACTCCGCCGGCGATGTCGTCTCGGAGCAATCCGCCACCGGCGCGTGGTCTTCTAAACAATCCCTCCAATTTTCTTAAACCCAAAAAATCCAAACACCATGATCGCATCCGCACCATCCAACATCGACGGCAAAACCTACGACCGCTACAGCCTCAACCTCGCCATCACCGGCAAGTATAACGGCGATGGCTCCAGTGACGCCAATGTCGCCATGCGCCTCATCCCGACACGCATCGAAGACGGCGAAGTCATCACCGCTGACGAAGCCGCCATCGGCATCGCGCTTGGTTCACTCACAGGTGCAGACGAGGCAACCCAGCAAGCCGTCGGCGCGATCCAAACCGCGCTCCAAACCTACATCACCGCGAAAGGACTCTAAGCCATGGCAAATGTTCGCGCATTCCGAGCTGGCAACTGGTCAGACACTAATACAACCACATCCCCGTGGGCAACAGGCGGCGTTCTCTATGCGCCCAATTCGTCCGACGATGTTTACACCAATGGCTTTACAATCACTGTTGATAATTCGCCAACTGTAATTTCTATCACGAACGCATCAGCGACTTCGCGAGTGTGGAAAGACGGCGCGACAACTACAACCGCCGCAGGAGGGGGATTAGTGCTCAACAACGGCGTCACATTGACAGCCACCACGGCCTCGCTTACGACGGTAGTAGGAAATTTTCTCACTCTATCCGGCACAAATTCAGCGTCTTTTGTTGGGAATATTACTGGAAACCCTGGCTCGGCTTACTCTGTTGTAAACACCAGCTCTGGAACATTAAATTTCACAGGTTTTACCGAAGCAACAGGCTCGGGTGGTGGAACATTTCGCAACCAAGTCGGCGGATCGTTAATAATAAACGGAGGAGTAATTAGCAGTGCAAACTCTGTTGCAATTTACCAAGACGCTGGCGGGAACACGACCGTCAATGGGTATTGCACATCAAACGGTTCATTGGCAGTAAATAATAATGGCGTTGGTCAAGTTACCATTGTTGGGACCATGACCGCCTCAAATGGAGGCGGCAATGCAGTCCGATCAACCAACACCTCTAGCCTCGTTCGAGCCTCGGGATCATTTATTTGCGCGTCCGATGGGACAATGGCAGTGGCAGCCATAAAAATGATTTTAAACACCACTCCGACAAACGCCAAAACCCGCTACGCCCTCAACGGCACCGGCACTTATGTGGATATGTTCACCGCCGACAACTCGCTCGGCCAAGCCGTCCCCAGCGATGTCCGCAGCGGCATCGTCTATGCCAATGGCAACCTCACCGGCACATGTGCGGTCCCAGCCGCAGGATCGGTAGCGTTGGGCGTCCCAGTCGATGCGACCACAGGCACAGCAGTCCTGACGCCAGGCGCTATCAGAGCGGAACTCGCCACTGAGCTTGGACGAATAGACACGACCATATCAAGCAGGCTTTCGCCATCAGGAACGCTCGCCACGGTCACCACATTGACCAACGCGCCGACCTCCGTAACGCCGAGCGACATTTGGAGCCACGCCACCCGCACGATCACGGGCGGAACGGTCGATACTTTGACCAACGCGCCGACCGTCCCAAGCGCCGCTTCAATCCGCCAAGAGATCGACGCCAACTCGACCCAGCTCGCAGCCATCAAGGCAAAGACTGACCTCCTCCCCGCCTCACCAGCAGCAACCGGAGACATCCCTTCGGCCAACATTTCGGCCATCAAGGCTAAGACTGACTTGCTCGAAACCACACGACTCGCGCAGTGCAGCACCGTCAGCACCACCGGTGCGCAGCTCGCAGCCGCACTCAGCTAACCATGGACGCGCAACAAGCCAGCGCCTCGATCACCGGCCTGCTCGCTACGGCGACGGGCCTCACGGTCTCCATGCTGCCCGAGCTGGAGGCGTGGCTTCGTATCGCGTCCTTGCTCATCGGCTGTGCCGTCGGCCTCGCCTCGCTCTACGCCATCCTTCGCAACAGAAAGCACCCCCATGAATAAATTCCTCTCGCACCTAAAACAACCGTCCACTTTTCGCGGCCTCGCCGTGCTCGGCGGCCTCGCCGGATTAAGCCTCTCTCCACAACATTGGGAAGCCATCGGCAGCGCCGTGGCAGCGGTCATCGCGCTGGTAGAGATTTTCCGCAACGAGAAGAAATGAGTGCACCGGCCAAGGTCTCCGCGATGGCCCTGCTGATCGGATACATCTTTGTGACGATCAGTTTTCTGACCGGATGCACCACCCTCGGCGTCTCGCTCGAAACCGACTACGGCAGGTTTTCTTACACCCTCCCCGAAATCCCCGCGCTCAAAGACAAATGACCACAGAGGACACAGAGAGCACAGAAGCGGAACTTAAAACTTAATCCTTAAAACTTAAAACTTCTGATGCTCCCCCCGAGCCGCCCCCAGCAAGCCAAGTCGAAAACGCAAGCCCTGCTCACCAAGGCCCGCGTCGCCGATGAGGTCGCGCTGGTGGGCATACGCGGCTACTACCGCAATTCCATGGGCGTGCCGGGCAAGAACGACCGAGGCATCTACGACGACGCCATCTTTCTCGTGTCGCCAAACGCCTACGCCACCTTCAACGCCAACACCGATCCCTCGATCCGCCGCGCAGGCATCGCTGTGCTGAAGCCCGGCGTGCATCGCTACCGCAAAGGCAAACACGGTCTCTCAAAACCCGGCGGCGGCTATCCTGCCCTGCGCCCCGCCACGCCTGGCGAACAACTCCCCGTGACCCGCGACGAGACAGGCGACTCGATGGGCATCGCAATCAACATTCACAAAGGCGGCCACAACACCACCAGCAGCGAAGGCTGCCAGACCATTTACCCCAGCCAGTGGGAGTCTTTCATTTCCCTCGTCTATTCCGAAATGGACCGCGCCGGGCAGAAGACCATCCCCTACCTACTCGTCGAGGAGGGCAACGCATGAGCCGCCTGCGCAAACCCAAATCCATCCCACCGAAAGACCGCGAAGCCATCATGCTCCAAGTCCGCGACCTGCTCGCCGAGCACTTCGATGTCGGCCTCTGCATCGTCTCATGGGAAGCGGAGGGCGAGACTTTCTACATGGATCTAAAATTCGGCAACGATTACGCCGCCCGCGCCCTGTGCCGCGAGGCCGACGAAATCCTCTGGCCTTACCAAACCGAAGACGACGAGGAGGACGACGAATGAAAACCAACAAACTGCAAAACATCGTTCACGCAAGCCAAGTCACCGCCGCGCAAAACGAAGCCGCCCAAGCCCGCTCGCAGCTCGAAGCCGAGCGCCGCGCCCATTCCGAGACCGTCAAAGCTCTGGAGCGTTCGCGTTTTGCCAAGGTTCCCAAGAAGATCACTCCCACCACCTCCAAAGCCGGAACCGGTGACATTGTGGAAGTCATCTGCAGTGATGTTCACGGCAACAAGCACGACCCCGCCGCGATGGCCGCTTTCCTCGGTGATCTCAAAACACTCAAGCCCGACCGCCTCATCATCGGGGGCGATTTTATTGACTGCGGCGGCTTCCTTGCCGAACACCACACGCTCGGCTATGTCGCCGAGACCGAGGATTCCTACGAGGACGACATCGCCGTCGCCAACAGCCTCCTCGACCAAATCCTCGCCGCCGCCTCGCCCTCCGAATGCCACTACATCGAGGGAAACCACGAATGGCGCGTCGAGAGATGGGCGCTCACCCAACGCCTCGCCCACCACAAGGACACCGACCTCCTCCGCCGCACCTTCTGCCCCGAGCATGTCCTCCGGCTCAAAGACCGAGGCATCCACTACTACCACCAAGGCAAAACCCACGGCGACTGCGACACGCCAGGCTGGGTCAAAATCGACAAGGCTTTTTTCGTTCACAAGATCAGCAACGCCCGCGACGCCGCCGGACAAGCCATGGCCAAGGCCGCTGCGAATATCGTTTTCTTCGACACCCACCGCGCCGCCTACAAGCCCATGCACCTCCCCGGCGTCGGCCTCATTTCCGCCTGGAACCCCGGCTGCCTGTGCAAACGCCAGCCCCTCTACGCCAACACCCGCCCCACCGAGTGGACGCATGGCTACCTCGTCCGCTTCATCAGCAAAAAGACCGGCAACTTCCAGATGGTGAATGTCACCATCAACGAAGGCACCAGCTACGCCAGCCTCCTCCTCAAACCCAAGTCCGCATGAACAAACTCGCCGCCATCGCCCTCAAGCACAAAGCCCTCAAATACGGCATCCCCGCAAACCAAGGATGGCTCACCCGCCAGCAAGCCGCCCGCCAACTCGGCTGCCCCGAGCGCAATGTCCACGACCTCCTGCGCGACGCCATCGAAGCCCGCGACATCGAGACCAAAAAGTTCAGCGATTGGGACGCCGCCACCATGCGCCCCGTGCAAGTCACCTGCTACCGCATCATTGAGCCCGGCACCCCCAAGCCCGCCAAATCCTCTGCCAAGCTGTCGGAAAAAAGCCCACATATTTCTTACAAAACCTCGGACTCCATCCCCGGCATCCCCGACGACCTCCTGCCCAAGGTCCGCCAGAAAATCGCCGAATACCCGAACAAAACCGCCGGAGCCATCCGCGACCTTTTCAGCACGAACAACCGCCGCCGCCTCTCCACCCCGGCCATCCGCGCCCTCCTTGACAAGCCCCCGCACAATAAAAGGTAGATGCCCGATGACCAAACAATCGTAGAAGGCGATGCCGGATTCCTCGGCATGGCCTCCCGCTTGAACCCGCTGCAACTCCAGTCGGGGATGGTCCAATACGCCGAAAACATGCGACTCGACCGAGGCGTGGCCCAGACACGCAAAGGCGCGAAGCGGCTGGGCGACGGCATCGCCGCAGGCACGCAGCCGCTGGTGTTGCCCTTCGCCCTCGACAGCAGCACCATCATACAGACGGTCTACGACGGCGGCATCCTCGCCTCGGGCACCTTCTCGAGCCCCAACTACAACGATGAGAATGAATACATCGTCCTCTGCGGGCCTACCTCGGCATTCCTCTATCGGCAGGATGAGCCTATCGAGGAAATCTTCTACCCTGCCACCGGAACCGCTGCCGACGAAGTGCTCGCCGCTACAGACACCGCCACCTGCATCCAGGCTTTCAACCGTTTCTACCTCCTGCGCGAAGCCGACATGTCTGTGCCCGGCTGGGAGTGGAAATACACCACCGCCTCGGGGATTGCCGTCTCGGGCGCCACAGCCACGGTCCACATCACCGCCCACGGCCTCACCGCTGGCATGCGCGTGCGCATCGAGGAGGGAAACGAGGCAGCCTTCCAAGGCCATGAGTTCGACATCCTCGCCGCGACGGCCAATGCCTTCACCATCACCGTGCCCACTGGCACCCCCGCCGACCCCTCGGCAAACATCGCCATCCGCCGCGTCAAGCCGCCCCTTTGGTGGGATGGCTCAACCGCAGACTTTGATCGCGCCACCTCGGGCGTGCCTGCCGAGGGCGTGACCTTCAAGACCCTGCGCTCCACCGGCTGGGCCAGCTACATCGGAAACAGACTCTGGATCCCCGACGGCCGCGACGCCGTGGCGATCTCGGATGTTCTCGACCCTGACCTCTACGACCCATTTTTCCAATCCTTCCGCGCCAACCAGGGCAGCAACGACTACCTCGTCGCCATTCACCCATGGGTCGAAGGCCAAGCGCTGGTCTTCCTACGCAACTCGATCTGGCTGGCCAACCTCACCGACACAAGCAATGCGACGGGAGACACCTTCACGGTGGACTCCGCCGTTTCCAAGCTCACGCTCCTCACCGACGAGATCGGCTGCGTAGCCCGCCGCAGCGTAGTCACTGCCGGGCAGTTCGTCTTCTTCCTCTCGGACGCCGGAGTTTATCGCCTCGATACCCAGCTCGATCTCAAGTTAAGGGCGAATACCCAACCCCTCTCCGACCCCATCGCCGACCAACTCGACGAAATCAATACCGAATACGCCTACAACTCGGTCGGCAAGTGGTGGAACAACCGCTACTACCTGGCCGTCCCCATCGGCCCCGACGCCGAGTCGAACAACACCCTGTTCCTCTGGAACGCCCTCAACTCGCAATGGGAATCCCGCGACACCTACAGCTTCGGGCTCGATGAACTCCTCATCGCCGGATACGACAGCCAGCGTCGGCTCTACTGCGCCAGCCGCACCGGAAGCCTCTTCCTGCTCGACGAACTCGACACCGGCGACGAGGTGCCATTCGCCAACGACGAAAACCTCTACACCGACATTCCCGGCTATCTCCTAACCCGCCGCTACGGATGGGGAAGCCTCAACACCAAGCGCCTCACCCGCGCCAAAGCCTCCCTGCTCCTGCCTGCGGATGCCTCCTGCGAACTCCGCGCCGTGACCACCGACTACGACGCGGATTTCCAAGTCGCCACCCTGGCCAATACCTCGGGCGAGCAAGAAGACTACACGCTTAAAGCCCCCCTCCGCACAAAGGCCACCGGCCTCGACCTCGAATACCGCACGCTCACAGGCCGCCCGACCCTGCGCCAAATCTCTGCCGAAGCCACCCGCAGCGCCCTCGACCCCACCGAAACCCGCACCCTCAACTAATCATGGCAACCATCACCAAAGGCAAAACCTTCGTAAACGGCGAACTCGTCACCCCCGAGAAAATCCACCAACTCGTCGATTCGGCCACCGTCACCAACATCGCTAACGCCGACATCGCCGCCGGTGCGGCCATCGCCGACACGAAGCTCGCCCAGATCAGCACGGCAGGGAAGGTGCTTCCCGCTGCGGTGCAAGGCACGGCGGTGATCACCTCAGATTCACGCCTGTCCGACGCCCGCCCGCCGCTCTCGCACACCCACGACGACCGCTATTACACAGAGTCCGAGATGAACACTCTGTTGGCAGGCAAGCAGGCTTCTGGAAGCTATGCGCCAGCAACAGGTATTGCGCCAAGCGCCATCACGGGCACGGCGGTCATTACGACCGATTCCCGCCTGTCCGATGCAAGGACACCGACTGCACACAATCACGCCGCCACCGACATCACCTCTGGCACGCTCTCCAACGCCCGCACCACCGCGACTAGCGCCAATACGGCCAGCGCCATCGTTGCCCGGGACGCCAGCGGAAATTTCAGCGCGGGCGTCATTACTGCATCCAGCCTCAGTGGCAATAGCGTTATCTCTCGCACGCTTGCAACTGAAGTCTCTGCAACCTCACAAATCAACTACAGCAATTACTCAGGGCAATTTTTATCAAAGGTTCCCAAATGCGATGCAGTAGATGCGCAATTACATGTTCCAGGAATCAAATGTTTTGGAATTAACAATTTCTCAAGCGGAGGAAATTCTGGTATCTATAGCGTCTTCGCGGTTTCCGCATCAGGAACCACATTGGTCGAAACTGGCATCGGGGGAATTTTAACAAACTCCACGAACAACGGAGTCATTTACAGCACCAGCTCCGACTACCGACTCAAAACCGACCTAGAAAAACTCACCAGCGCATTGGATCGTTTGTCGGCCTTGCCGGTCCACCGGTTCAAGTGGGTTGGCCATCCTACCGCACCGAAAGTCGATGGCTTCCTAGCCCACGAAGCCCAAGCCGTTGTGCCCGAAGCCGTCACCGGCACCAAGGACGCCGTGGATGCAGACGGCAAACCCATCCATCAAGGCATCGACCAAAGCAAGCTCGTCCCGCTCCTCGTCGCCGCCGTCCAAGAACTCGCCGCCCGCGTCGCCGCCCTCGAAGCCAAATGACCAAGCCGCCCACCATGCTCCGTCCTGAGCCCTACCACGCGACCAAGCTCGCCGTGCGTCGCTCCCCCTTGCACCGGTGGGGCGTCTTTGCCACCGCCCCCATCGCCAAGCACGAAGTTCTCGAGGAGGCCCCCTACGCCTGCGTGCCCAAGCGGCAACTCGCCAAAGCCCCAGCCTGTGAGACCTACAGCTACTACCTTGACGACGCCACCAGCATCCTCGGCTTCGGCCTAGCCCCCCTCTACAACCACCACGACACCCCCAATGCCAGCCATGAGATCGACGCGGTGAACGAACTCATGCGGCACTACGCCCTGCGCGACATCGCCGCAGGCGAAGAGATCACCCTCAACTACGGCGCTGAAAACGCCAAACACTTTTTAGAAAAGGACTAATCCTATGGCAATGAACATGAGTGCCCCCGCCATGAGCGCCCCCGCCATGAGCCAAGCCATGAGCGAAGCGCCAGCCATGAGCCAAGCCATGAGCCAAGCCATGAGCGAAGCGCCAGCCATGAGCCAAGCCATGAGCGAAGCGCCAGCTATGAGCCAAGCCATGAGCGAAGCCATGAGCGAAGCGCCAGCTATGAGCCAAGCCATGAGCCAAGCCATGAGCGAAGCGCCAGCTATGAGCCAAGCCATGAGCCAAGCCATGAGCGAAGCGCCAGCTATGAGCCAAGCCATGAGCCAAGCCATGAGCGAAGCGCCAGCTATGAGCCAAGCCATGAGCGAAGCGCCAGCTATGAGCCAAGCCATGTCCGGCGGAGCGATGTCTGGCGGCGGCGGTGGCGCAATGTCCGGTGGTGGTGGCGCAATGAGCGCAGCCATGTCCGGCGGAGCGATGTCTGGCGGCGGCATGAGTGGCGATCCGCTCCGCACCGGCATGTCTGTGAATCCCTCGACGGCTCCCAGCACGCGTGATTTTCGGACTGAACTAAATGCCATCCGCACCGCCAGCGGCCAAATCGCCCAAGATCAAGCCAACACCATTGTCAATACCGCAGGCCGCCTCAGCGACCAAGCCCTCGAAAGCACCGGCGACATCGCCCAAAGGCTCGGAGACAGCACCTACACCGCCGCCGCCAATCAAGATATTCTCGACGCCGGAACCTCAGCCGCCCAACTCGGCCAGAGCTACAACCAAGTCAACCAAGTCGCCGAGCGCACCGCCGCCTTTGCCGACCCTGTAAAAGACCGGTTGAACCAAATGGCAATGGGGCAGCTCTATCGCCCCGACCAGATTTCCTCGCAGAATGTCGCTGCCGATCAGGTCAGCGGTGCCCGCGTCGCCAATGTAGGCCAGATGGACTACGCCCGCCTCGGCCAAGTCGCCAATGTGCAAGGCCCCGCAGGCTACGCAGCCGATCAAGTCCAAGCACAGCGCATCGACGCTGCGCAAGCCGGACCCGTCGATAATGTATCTTCTAACAACATCCGCGCTAGCGCCGCAGAGCGCGGCCTGATGCGAGAAGCGCGTGGCGGTGGACTCCTTGGCCAACTGGAAGGCCAAGCCGCCAACGACCTCGCCCTCGGCCGCTCCCTCTCCGCCGAGCAAAGCCGCGACGCCGCCCAATCCTCCCGCGCTGCCGCATCGGCCCGTGGCCTCGGCCTCGGTCAGTCTGCCATGGCTACCGAGCTTTTAAATCGTGACCGGTTTGCTTCCCAGCGCGAAGCCGAACGCCGAGGATTTGCCAGCAATGTCGCCCAGCAAGGCGCAGGCATCCGCCAAGCCGCCAACCAAGCCTACATGGGCAGGCAGGACGCCAACGCAGGCCGCACACTTCAAGCCGATCTCGCCAACCAATCCGCCAGACTTAATCTGGGCCAAACAAACGCCCAGCTCTTACAGCAAAGCCGCCTCGCCAACCAATCTGCCGGTCTCCAGGCGCAGCAAAACAACCAAGCCGCCAACGCCCGAGCCCTTGAATTTGCGCAGCAGGGCGGGCTTCAAGCCTCCATGGCAAACCAGCAAGCCGGGCTCTCCCAAGCCTCCGAACAGGCCCGCCTGCAACAAACCGCCATTGGCGCGTCCTACGACGCATCCCAACAACGCGCCATGGCCGATGCAGGCTACGCGCAACAGGCCGCTCTCTCAAACCAAGACGCCAACCTCCGCGCCGCCCAATACAACTCCGGTCAAAACCTCGCCGCCCAGCAGGCGAACCAATCGGCAAACTACAACGCCAACTACGCGAACCAAAATTTCCTGCAAGGAGTCGCCTCGCAGAATTTCAACCAATTTTCGGGCCAGCAAAGCATGCTCGGCAGCCTCTACGGCCAGCAAGCAGGCATCGCCCAAAACCAATACGCCAACAACCTCGGCCTCGCCCAGGCCAATGTCGCCCTCGACCCCTACCAACGCGCCCTCGGCAGCAACATCCCCATAGCCAGCCAAGGCAACGCCGCCTCGATGATCGGCCAATCCTACGGCCAGACCATGAACTACGGCTCCGACCTCTTTAATACGAACACCAATATGCAGGCCAGCATCTACAACACCTATCAAAACAACCGCGCAGGCTTGAGATCTGCTAATATCCAAGCCGATGCCTCACGCGACGCTGCTGGTATGGGCCTCCAAGGAGCAGCCATGGGAGCCAGCGCCGTCATAGGTGCCGCCGCCGCCTGCTGGGTAGCCCGCGCCGCCTTCGGCACGGCCACTACTCGTTGGGTGGAATACCGCCGCGCCATGCTACGCCATGCCAGCGACCGCACGATCCGCCTCTACTGCCAGCACGGCCAATCCATCGCCGCCGCCATCACCACGCCACTCCGCCGTTTCGCCGCCCGCCTCACACTCCGCACCCTTCAATGGTCCTGGAACTAACAGAGAAAATCCGGCTCGAAGGAGCCCAACGCGCCTGCACGCCAGAAGAAACTCTGGAGCGCATGCGCCCGCATTTCCACACCGCAGGCATTACCCGCCTCGCCGAGATCACCGGGCTCGACCGCATCGGCATCTGTGTGGCTCAGTGCATGAGGCCCGACGCCATCGTTCTGGCCGTGGATTCCGGTAAAGGAGCCACCATCGAAGCCGCCAAATGCTCGGCCATGATGGAGGGCTTCGAGCGCCATGTCGGCGAAACCAGCCTCCCGCCCCACACCCTGGCCTCTGCCGCCCAACTCGGCGACCAAGCCGAGACCCGCCTGCCCATGATCAAAGGCGCGGTCTTCCACCCCTATGCCGTCATGCCCTGGACCGAGGTTTTGGGTCTGCGCAGCGCAGCGCCCCGCATGGTGCCCACCGACGCCGTGCGACTCATCGCCCGCCCCGACCCCGCTCCGCTGACCAGCATGCCCTTTGCCTACACTAGCAACGGCCTTTCCTCCGGCAATACCTACGCCGAGGCCGTCGCCGGGGGGCTCTACGAGTGCATAGAGCGCGACTGCACCGGCATCGCCCAGCGGCGCTTGCAGGATTTTCCACGCGTCGATCTCGATACCATCACCGACCCCACCGTCTCCCGCCTCGTCCGCACCCTGCGCGAGGCCGATGTCACCCCGGTCCTCATCGATGTCACCAGCGACATCGGCGTGCCCGCCTACATTTGCTACCTCATCGACTGCGACAAAGGATTTGGCGTCAACAAAGGCTACGCCGCCCACCTCGACCCCGCCATCGCTCAAGCCCGCGCCATCACCGAGACCATCCAAGCCCGCGCCGTGTGGATCGCCGGAAGCCGTGACGATTTTTTCCATCACCTCCATGAGAAGGTCAAATCCACGGACTCCGCTGCGGTCCTCGCCCGCCTCTACAAGTCCGCCACCATCAGCGCCAACGCCCATCCCGACCGCTCCGGCGAGACCTTTGAAGCCGACATCGACACCCTCCTCGATCTCCTCGATGCCGCCGGTATTCCCGAGCCGCTGGTTTACCAATTTACCCACCCCTATCCCTGCTCCGTCGTGCGAGTCATCGTTCCGACCCTCGAAGGCTACACCTTCGACTACGCCCAACCTGGCCCCCGCGCTCTTTCCAAATGACACTCAAAGTTGCTGACTTCCACACCCGCTTCACCGACGGCCTGCGCGAAATCATTTGCCCTGCGAAATCCATGGAAGAGCTCATGGATCACTTGGCAAAAATTTTCCCCGCCTACCACGCCGCCGTTTACTCCGAGGGGAAAATCCCACGCTTTTACATAGTTTTCCGAAACGACGACGACATCCGCTACCTCGATGGCATGAAGACCTCCCTCTCCGAAAACGATACCGTGACCATCATGACCGCGTTCGCCGGAGGCTAAACCCATGAAAATCTTCTTCGGCCCCACACGCCCCAGCAATATCCCAGCCGATGCCGACCTCCGGCCCCCGGCCCAGCAAGGCGACATCGCCGCCGCCGCGCTCGAAGGGCCAGACACCCTCATCCTCCTCGACGGATTCTTCCACCAAAGCCTCGCTCCCTGGCACAAGGAGATCCTTTTTGCCATCGAGCAGGGTTGCCGCGTCATTGGCGCAGGCAGCCTCGGAGCCCTCCGCGCCGTCGAGTGCGCCCGCTACGGAGCCGAGCCCGTCGGCCTCATCGCCGAATGGTATGCCGACGGCACCTGCACCGACGACGCCGATGTCGCCGTGGCCCACGGCCCCGCCAGCGAGGACTACAAAAGCTACACCATCCCCTTGGTGAACATCCGCGCCACGCTCGACGCCCTCTCCGCCGATAGGTTCCTCCCCACCGCCGAAGCCCGCAAGCACCTCGCCACCATCTCCCGCATCTACTACCCCGAGCGCACCTGGTCCGCCCTTGAGGCCGTGCTACCGGCATTGGATTTCCAAGCCCTCAAGCACAACCTGATTGACCAAAAAGCCAAAGACGCCGAAGCCGCCATCCGCCACGCCCAGCAAGCCCCGCCACCCGCCCTCCGCGACCTGCCCCAGCACATCCACACCACCTATTTCACCGCCCTCCTCGCCAACGACCTGCCGACCAGCAACGGCCAACGCCAGCACCACCTCGCCAGCGAGGCCGACCGCACCATCGCCACCGACCGCCACCTCGTCTCCGAGCTCGCCCAACTCCTCGGCATCGTCCCCGCCCCCGAAGACATCCACGCCGCCAGCACCCGCATGTGGCACCGCCTCGGAATCACCGACTCGGAAACCGCAAAAGCCTGGCTCTCCGAACACGCCTGGACCGACCAGCAATGGTTCGCCCACGCCCAACGCGAAGCCCTCTGCCAAGCCGCCCGCGATTGGCACGCCGCCAGCGGAGCCTGCCTCGATACCGTCCCACTCACCCTTGCCCACAACATCCTCAACCCCGCCTAACCCATGCCCTACGACCCATCCGTCAACGACCGCTCCGGCGAAATCTACGCCCAAGCCTCAGCAAACTCTGCCGCCATCCGAGCCCAAGGCACAGCCGACTTTACCAACGCCCTCAACTCCTCGTTCAACACTGCCATGGGCATGGTGAATAGCAATATTCAAAAATCCGAAGAAAACCGCATCGCCTCGGACGGCGCCAACGCCAAGTTCGACATGCTTAAGGATTACAAAAAAACCGACGGGCAGCCCCTTTTCACTCAAGAAACCATCGACAAGTTCGACACCTTGCCCCTCGGCAAGCGCCAAGCCTATGTGCAGACGGCAGAGGCCATCGTAGACGACGACCTTAAGCGTTGGATGTATTCCCAGCAATACAACGCCCAAAACAACCGCGTGAACGCACAAATGCTCTCCATGCAACCGGCTCCGAATCAGCAGCCATACACCGGAGCTCCAGCAACGACCACGCAACCCCAGCCTCAGGCCAATCCCGCCGGCGGGATCAACATGAACTTCGTGACGCAGCCGCAGCAGCAACCATAAAAATTATGGACGACCCCCAACCCTCCGACCTCGACGCCTTCGCCCAGAGTTACAATATACCCGGCGCCGTGCCTCCCCCGCCAGCCAAGCCATCCAAAGGCAACAGCTTTGACTTTGGCAGCATCGTCGTGCAATCCCACGAAGATTTCGCCCGCCTGCCAGAGTCCCAAAAGCAACTCCTGCGAAACATGAAGCAGGGCATCCAATACACCCCGCAAGCCGCAGCCGAATTCGTCGAGACCTTCAACACCCGCCTCCTAGAGCAGTCCACGCCAAAAGCCCAAGCCGAGGCGTCCGCAGCTCAGTTATCGGCCCGCAAAACCCAACTCGATATCGGCAAGCTCGAGCAGGAGACCATCGCCAAGGCCAAAGAGCAGGCCGAGCTCAACACCCGCAAGCAGCTCGTCCTCGAAAAAATCAACAAATACACAAACCCCGAGGCGCCCAATTACACAAACATCTCGCCGCTTGTTGGCAAGTTCGACGGCACAGCAGGAGCAATGCTGGATGCCGTCGGAGTAGACGAGCAACGCTCTGCCCAACGCGCCGAGCTCGAGCGCCTCGTCAACAACGATGTCCTTGAGCTCACCAAATTCCTCAAGCCCGTTTCGCAGGACGAATTGAAATTCCTCAAAAGCATGAGCCCCCGCCTGCACCAGAACGACACCATCTGGAGGGAATATCTCCTCGACGCCAAGTCCCGCATCGAAGGCATGGGCGCATCCGCCCAGCAAACCACTCCCCAAGCCGCCCCCGCACAACCCCAGCAACCCGCCACCCGCGTCATCCGCGGCCAAACTTTCGTCCAACAACCTAATGGCAACTGGATCCCCCAATAGAGAATTCACCTCGGACGAACTCGATGCCCTGGCAGCCGCCGAGCTGCCGGTGCAGGACGCCCCCATTCCCCCATCTGCCACTACGGCCCCAGCCGCCGCAAGCGGAGCACCTGAACCGACAGGATCTGCCGGACTGATCACCGGCGAGGGGGCGCTGCCTGCCCGCGGACCCGCCATGGGCCCCGTTGCCCAGCTTGAGGCCCGTGAATACACCACCGAGGAAATCGACTTCCTCGACCAGGCAAATAAGCCGCAGGAATTCACCACCGACGAGCTCGACCTAGAAGCCGTCGCCGCCCTCGAAGACCCGACCTACGCTCCCACCCGCGACGAGTATTTCGACCAAAAGGCCACCAAAGCCCGCCTCAAAGCCCAAGGCAAAATCCCCGGCAATGGCGAGCTCGCCGCCAAGGCCGTCGGAGGCTTGTTTGTCAGTGCCTTTGATGCCTTCAACTCCACTCTCTTCTCGCCCGTAGAGACTCTCGCAAAATCTCCTGCCACGCTCCAGACCGGCATCGGCCGCGCTGCCCTTGGTGCCATGCAGCTCGGAGGCTGGGCCAAGCAGGCTCTGGAAGGCCAGCCACAATATCTCAACGAGGCCACGGGAGAGTTTCTTTTTGCCGAGGCGCAAAACCCAATGATCCTCGCTGGGTTCCAAGAGCGATATCCCAATCAACCGATTCGTGCCACCAACGAAGAGGATCTTAAGGACTACGAATTTCAAAATCACATCAAAGAAAAAGGCATCGACGCCGAGTATCAAGCCCTCGGGCAAAAGACCGCGCCCACCGAGCTGCTCACCCGCGTGCTCACAGGACGCAACCAGCAAGAGACGCCCATCGAGTCGCAGGCGCAGGTGCTTGAGATCGCCACCGACCCGACCAACCTCATCCCCTTCGGCGCCGGAGCAAAAACCCTCGGCCTCTCCCGAGGCATGAAGATCGTCAGTGCCAAGACCGCCAGCGGCATCGAAAAACTCGCAGGCGGCCTTGTCAAAGGCAACGACATCCTCGCCGAGCGTTTCGCCAGAGTCGTCACCGAAAAGACCGGCGTGAGCCCGCAAAACATCTCCGCCGCGGCAAACGCCATGACCTTTGGCCGCAATGTCGGCATCGGTGGCGGTATCGCTGCAGGAGCCGCCGCAGTGGGCGCCCCTCCAGAAGTCACCGCCACCATTGCCGGGTTCTACCCCGCCTACAAAGCAGGGCTCGGCGTGCTCCGCAAGATCGAGACCGGAGCCGGAGCCAGCAAGATCATCCTCCGCGAATCTGCCGACGCCACCAATGGCCTGGACCAAGCCGCCCGAGCCGCCGTGTTGGCCAATCCAGCCGTGCCCTCCATTTTCAAAGAAGTCCTCGAGCGTCCAAGCCAGTTCGTGAGCA